AACCTAACTCCTGATCAAGCCGCCCGCGTCATGAAGGGTTTTCCAATTGAGATCGGTCTTACAAGTACCACGATTTCAATCGCAGTCTGAACAACAAAGGGGCGGGACCGTGGCAACACGGTCCCGTGTGACCAAAATGAGTTTTCCGACTCAGTGTGATCACTGCGAGCAGATGTTTGATGCACGGGGCGAGGCTTGCGAAACTATAAACCAGTTTTGGGTCTGCGCCCATTGCAGCGGGAGTTACTCGGTTGAAGAATTGGCCGAGTACTTTGAACTACCAGTTGCACATGTACTAAATGAACTTGGCCTAGAATAACAAGGGAGGCGGGACCACGTTCACTATCTTTATGAGTGCATTGTAAGGGAATCAAAGGAAGCACCTTTGATGAGTCATGCCTTGGCGCAAAACGGCTTTACTCTTTATCATCTTGGGCAGGATGGTCAATGTACTCTTAAAGATAGTGAGCGTGGTCCCGTATTTTTATGAACTCGAGCTTTACAATATGTAATCGATGCGGCCTGGTGCCGGCGGCGCACCGCTGCACCCGGCAATTAAATCCCGACCCGACCCGACCCGATATTGATACCACCGGGCGCCGGCTCGAGGCGGTATCTAATAAGCTGGAGACATTGCCCGACCCGACCTGGGCCAGCAATTACTGGCGCCAGGTTAGAAACAGTCTAGCCCGACAATGGCGCTATCAAATCGCTTGCCATGATATCCCATTCATGAGACACTGAGACAGCCAACAAATATGAAAGGGTAAGCCAATGAAACCAGAGATCCGATTTACCAGGTTTTTCTCCACCGATAGCGCTAAGGCTATCAAGGCCGACAAGTTCGGCTATTTGAACGGCATTAATTACATGGCACCACACGACACTGGTGGGGCTGGCAATTTATGCCCGCACTCAACGGCGGGCTGTCGTGCGTTATGCCTTGGCATGTATAGCGGGCAAGCCGCAATGGTGACCGATCTGGAACACGGAACCAACGCCGTGCGCGAAAGCCGAGTGCGCAAAGCTCAGTATTTCATGAATGAGCGCAAAGCATTCATGGCCGAGATGACTTGGCATATTCAAAACTTGGCCGAAAGGGCAAAGCGCAAAGGCAAGACACTGGCGATTCGGCCAAACGGTTCCACGGACATTAATTTCGCGGGTGTTGCGCGGCGCTTTCCAGAAACCCAATTTATTGACTACACCAAAAGCTTACAGCGGGTTCTAGATAAGAAACGGCCAAGCAATTACCACCTAACTTTTAGCCTAAGCGAAGAGAACAAGGCCGAAGCATTGCAAGCGCTAGCGGCAGGGTTTAACGTCGCGGCAGTATTTGGCCACGGACAGCCGAAACGCTACCTCGGCCATAACGTTATTGACGGCACGCTGCATGATTTGCGCCACCTCGACCCATCGCCCTGCATTGTCGGGCTGGATCCGAAAGGGGCAAAGGCCAAGGCCGATCAAAGCGGGTTTGTTGTCAGGGATTATTGAACCGCAGCGGCGCGGTGGTTGTTGGCACGCTTCGCGACGCTGCACGGGGCTGGTTTTCACCCTTTCCCAGCCTCGGCGCCGGCCAGAGTTACTCCCTAGCTCTGGCCGGCGTTTTCTTTTTCTCCAATTCTAAACCCCCGGCCCCGGCCACGGGCAGTCCACGACGACCGCCGGACCTTTGGTCCCGACCCCGACCCGACCCGACCCGGTTGGCGACCTCGACCCGACCCGACCTCGAGCAATACTAGCCATGACCCCGACCAACCCCGGCCAATCATCCCCCGACCAAAGACAATCGCCCGCCAACCCCGACCCGACCCGGCTTAAACCATGAACCACGAGCTCCCGACCATGGATCCCGTCGAACAGATATAGGTTCGAGGAAGAGAGGGGGGAGACTAAGTAGAAGCTCACCCCTCCAGATTTGCAGTGCGCGTAATTCCACGCCACCTGGTGTGATGATACATTTACTCTGTTAGAATTTGTTATTTTGAGCTCAACCCAAAACGGCACACTCTCCGCGCACATGTAAACGTCTGGAACGCCGCCGCCATAGCGGTTTTCAATCCGCGTCGTGTGCCAATGCCGGGGTATCTTTTCCTTCAACCTTTTCCACAGGAGTGTCTCCGTCTTTTGTGTCATCTAAGACCTCATACTTTGCCTCAATAGTTGGCGGAAACACTTGGGGGTTTTCTTTGTATAATTTCGCAAGACGCTCCTCAATTTCTTTGCCATCCATCTTTTCAATCGCATGAAAATGACTCGTCTCACGCCGATCTACCGTCAATCCTCCCAAAGAAGAAATAGTTTTCTCCGCAACAATGGCCGCAGAATATTGTTCACTGCCTTCGGCGCCTTCCGATAACTCGCGCAATCTTTTTATCTGGCCCAGCAGGGTCACGCCATACCGGCGCTCCCGGTCTTCTCGAAGTTCGGATATTAATTCAGCCACATGAGGAAACAATGATGAATCCAGAAGCTTATGCGCTTGGATTCTGGAAGCGCCTTCAGCGTAACCCGCCAACCTGGCACATGCGGCATTGGAGCGGGTACCATCGACATAGTGCCGGGCAAACTCGCGTTGTCGGTTCGTTAATTTCCGCCCGTGGGTTTCTTCGATCTTGTCAGCTTTCCTATCCAGTATTTTTCCCATTCGATGTGCCCTGCTCCTGTGAGAAGTGTCATGTGCCTGTGAGAAGTGTCATGTACCGGACACTTTTACCGTATATACGGAATTTCAAAAACCTTTTTCAAAAAAGAGGTCTCGCGCGTGCGCTATTCATAAAAATGTGTCATGTAGCAGTATTTATTCTTGTTGTTATTCAACCACTTACAGACCCCCATTTAAAAAGTGTCCGAAGTGTCATGTATAGTGTCATGTTGACAATTCAATGTTTTCAATGGCTTACGAACCAAGAACAGTGCTACATGACACCATGACACTTTTTTTCACCCAAAAAAACTTTTCAAAAACTTTTTTTTCAAATCGCCCCTATATGTGTCAGAGCGTCATATTTGCCCTTCTCCAAAATTCTTTTGTTTTAGCGTTGCATCTCCCATCCATCGTGGTACTATCTGGGTGAGGCATAAAGGGGAAACGAAATGGATAAGGGTTTCAAGTCTGCGTACATCGACGGCCCAGCAAGGCTAATGGCCGCGCTGACGGAGGTCAAGGTCCGTTGTCCGTCATGCACTGGCGACGGCCATTTGGGCCAAGAAGAGTGTTCCGTCTGCCACGGTGAGGGATCCATCCCCCGCGAGATGGCGACTTATGAAGCGCAAGCGAAGGGGGATTACTGATGCCTAATTGGACAGCCAACACTTTGGAGTTAAGCGGGAGCAAAGAGGCCACGCAGAAATTTCTGGATATGATGGGGGATGATTTTGATTTTGAGAAGATCATTCCCAAGCCAGATGATTCGGATGATTGGCGCGAGTGGTCGATTGAGAACTGGGATACGAAGTGGAATGCGTGCCAATGCGAGCCTGTCAAAATAGAGGAGTACCCCGCGATAAGTATGCGCATTTTGGTCTACAGGTTTGATACGGCGTGGAGTACGCCAGAGAAAGTCATTAGAAAAGTCGCCAAGGACTGGCCTGATCTGGAAGTAAGCGGCGGATGGATTAGCGAAGGCTACGAAGACTGTGGGAATTTCTACAGTTTTGGGGATTACGACTGATGGACATGCATTTTAAAACGACGGTCAGGGGCGGGATGCCTGTGACCGTGTGTTGCACGTTTGGTCAGTCGGAGCCGGATGTCGGGATTTTCTATCCGGAGATCACCGACATCTGGCTCGAGGTCCGTGGAAAGCGCGCCGAGTGGCTTGAGAAACGCGTTACGGATGCCGAGTGGCAACAGCTGCACGCCGAAGCTTATGACGAGGATTTGCAGAGATGACATTCCTGCTGATTGCCGTACTTGGCGAACAGGATTTTTGGTTTACCGGCTTCGCTTCCGAGGCCGCGTGCGCAGCCCAAGCGCTTATGATGGACCTGGATTGGTGGGCATGTGTTCCAATCTCCAACAACTGATGAGGTAGTACAATGGACATCGAACAACGTGTCGAGAAGCTCGAACGAGAGGTTGAGTTCCTCCTCGCCGAGGCCATCCGCGAGGAAGAAGGAGTTGTATGGGACTTTTCTCAGGACAACACCGTGGAGAGCGAGAGGCTGAAGGTTCGCCACGAGATGGCGAAGGGCGTATCCGAGATTGTGACAAATGCCGGCATAACCATTGATGATCTTTCCAAGTT